TCAGGGATGAATCCATATTCTGGTTTAGTGGACTTTTTTGAAGGTCACAGTGTGCTTACCAAGTCTGGTAACAGCTTGGAGTACATCGACAAGGAATCGGGTGAAGTGTACAAGATGTTCCGTAAGGCATGGGAGCGTAATGACCACAACCGTTTGGACACCATCATGGCACAATATGACATGGTAGAGCCTGAGGCGGAAATTGTCGAGTCTGAAGACGAAATCGACGCCGCAGCAGCAACAGATGAAACATCAGAATAAGGTAAAATATGACATTACATACAACAGATCAAGTAGCGGTTGTTGAACTTTGGGCAGGCATCAAGAGCTATGTGCCTGCCAAAGACCAACAAAGCTGTGCCGATCAATACATCGCCAATCTAGATGAAGCTGGACTTATTGACTTCAACTCTGGTTGTGATGACCTTTATGGCGTATGTGATACGTTTGATAAGGCGTTGCGACAATTTATTCATGAACAAGGTTACACTGCGGATGAAGCAGATGTTGACGCAGACGACTGGGACGAATAAATGGCAGGATGGTATAACAAGGTCAAAGCTGACATCACTAATATTGTAGATGCCATTGACTATTTTGAAAAAGAACTGGTTGCAGCAAGATCAGAGACATTTTTGAATGGTAGTCTGGAAAAAAATAGCAGAGAAGTGCCGGGCGTAATTGCTTGGCGCTTCGGCCAACTACAAGAAATCGAAGCGATCCTTGAGCACTTGAACATTGACGCTCGTAAAATTCATCACAAATATTACAGAAAATACTTGGAACACTACAACAAGGTCCTGAGTAGTCGTGATGCAGATAAGTTCGCCGCAGGTGAGCAAGAATATGTTGACATGGAAAACATCATCAACGAGTTTGCTTTGGTGCGCAACAGTTATTTGGCCTTGATGAAAGGTTTGGAAGCCAAGCAATATCAGATCGGTCACGTGGTAAAGCTCAGAGCAGCCGGAATGGAAGACATCACCCTAGATTAACACTTGACATCACCCTGTGGATGTCATACACTTGGCTAGTAACAAACTCAAAGGATATCACGATGTCAAAACTTCAAATGTCAGGCAAATGGGTGGCCATAATCTTCACCACAGCGTGGGCCACGTTCACGCTATTAGTGATAGGTGTAGTGACACTGGTGGTGCTGGAAGCCATCAGCTATGCAAAAGACCCCACAGCAATCGGCAGTTACTTCGGTGAAATCTCACGCAGTTTTAACGAAGCCTCCGAATAACCCATTTAGAAAATAAGGTAGAATATGAAAAACAAACCTGAATCACACGCGATCATGTTAGCTCTTGCAGCCGCAGTTCATGTTGATCGTGAACAAGGATTCCGTCCCATCAAGCTGGGCACAAACAGCAACCATGCCCTAACAGCCAATTTACTCCGTAGCGGAGAGTTCTCGCCCACCCCGGATGATATTTTAGAAGCTGATAAAATTTACGATCACTTCTCTGAAATCATAGTTATGGGTAAGTTGTCAGAAAGCCTAACCAAACGGCGACTTGACGGTGGTATCAATAGATACGACGCTGATTTAGCAAAACTGTTGTCGAGCAAGACTGTAAACTGCCACAAAGATCTTGTAATGATCGCCAGCCTACCGCACAGTTTGCGAATTGCTGATATTCGTGATCGTATGGCCCGTTTTGTTCAAGACAACCGTCGCAATGGCTACATCGGCGAGCTCAACAACCGCGCTGAGATCACTGGTGAGGTTATGGATTTGAAAGTTTGTCGTCGTTATCGTTACAGCAATGACGATCATTACATCGCCACTGTGCTCACCACTGACAACAAGGTTGCCAAGTTCTTTGTCTTCCCCAAGCGCAAGGACGTTCCTGACATCGTATCAACCACAATTACGTTCCAGGGTACGATCCGCAGTCATGAGATCAATCCACGCAATGATTGTCAAGAGACCATGTTCCGCCGCGCAAAGATCCAGTAATCATCCAAAATCAACTTCAGGGCATTGATTCATTCAATGCCCTGGTCTTCTGTTGACTCTGTGTCACGACCCTGCTAATGTACAAGAGTAAGTAAAATAGGATATGACATGACAACGATTATTATCAAAAGCGGAACACACGGTGCCACCGAGATTACAAACCAAGAGTTCCAGATGTTGCGTGCGCCACGTGAAGGCAAGAATGGTTGGTACGTGACTGTTGACGGTGCCCCAGTTAACATGGACCGTACCATCCGCGTCAAAATCAACCATGAACAAGATGTTGTGCGTTGCGCCGCTGTGGCCAACACGGCGCCAGTTATTGAGCGCACAGATGACGAAATTATGGACGCCATGCGTCAACGGTTTGGCGTATTGGACCAAATGACTTACGCTTCATTGAACGGCACAGTGCGCGGCTTGATTGTTACGGGCCCTCCGGGTATTGGCAAAAGCTATGGTATTGAGCAGATTCTTGATGAGGCCAACGTGTTGTTGAAAATGAGTGACACTGGTGCAAAGGTTGACGTTGAAAAAGGCAGTGCCAGCGCAATTGGTTTGTATCAGATGTTGTATCGTTATTCCAAGCCAGGCTCAGTTTTGGTGTTGGATGACAGTGACACTATTTTGTATGACGAAACATCGCTCAACTTGCTCAAAGCGGCATTGGACTCAGGAAAAACCCGCCGGCTCAGCTGGCGCAGTGAGTCAAACGCCCTAAAAGATGCAGACATTCCCAACAGCTTTGAGTTCCGCGGCGCGATTATTTTTGTTACCAACTTGGATTTTGAAAAGACACGCGGCAAGATCGGCACACACCTTGACGCTTTGATTAGCCGTTGCCACTATTTGGACATGGGGATCACTGGCACCCATGAAAAGGTTTTGCGCTGCAAGCAGATTGTTGCTGACGGAATGTTAAACCGTTACCAGTTTACACAAGAGCAGCAAGCCGAGATTGTTGAGTTTATCATTGACAACCAAGCATCGTTGCGGGAAATCTCCCTGAGGATGGTGACAAAAATTGCAGATTTATACAAGATGGATGCTGCAAATTGGAAATCATTGGCCAACGCAACCTGTGTGCGGGGCTAATATGACACCCATTCAACTTGCCCGTTATGCAGCCATAGAAGACGAGATTTACCTGATCGCTACCCAAATTATCACGATGCACCAATATGGCCAATCCAAACCGGTCACATTTTATATCGACGAGGTTGAAATTGGTACAGACCAAGTATGCATTCAATATACTGAATACAGTGCTCGTAGTTCCCAGACCCCAAGCAGTCATGTTGTGTCCACCACAGAATTTTGTGATCCTAATGTTTTACTTGACAGCGTAATCTGTTGACATTGCTGCATAAATCCTGTATAATAGGTAAATGGAAGCACAAATAGAACTATTAGACGAGGCAAATTGTAAGGTCCACGGACTTACGACTCGGACCCGCCGCAAATTATACGACAAGTTTGCATTTATGATACCATCTGCCTATTTTTCACCGTCTTACAAGATGGGAAGATGGGACGGAAAGAAGGCATTTTTCGCCTTAGGAGGAAAGACCTATGTTAATTTATTAGACGAGATTCTGCCAATTTTATTGGAAGAAGGCTACGATGTTGCTCTTGTGGACAACAGGGTAAAATACACTATTGATCTCAACCCCATTACAACTGAGCATTTCTCAGATCGTACATGGCCGCAAGGTCATCCTGTAGCAGGCACAAAGGTTGAGCTTAGAGATTATCAAGTTTCAATCATCAACAACTTCCTTACGAATCAAGCAGCCGCACAATCAGTGGCGACAGGATCGGGGAAAACTCTTATCACAGCAGCATTGAGTCAGCTTATTGAAACTTGTGTGAATGACGATCAGCGCACAATGATGAAATTAGAAACAGGTGTAAACTGTAGGTCAATTGTAATTGTCCCCAACAAAGGGTTGGTCACACAGACAGAAGAAGATTACATCAATCTGGGATTGGACGTGGGTGTATATTTTGGTGATCGTAAGGATTACGGAAAGACGCACACCATCTGTACATGGCAGAGTTTGGAAGTTATTCAGAAAAACTTCCGTGAAGGCAAGAGTGAAATGTCGTTGGAAGACTTTACTCGTGGTGTTATGGCAGTGATTGTGGATGAATGTTTTGATGGCAACACTGTGATAACTACACCTTCAGGACAATGTAAAATTTCAGAGTTACGGGCTGGTGATAAAATTATTAACTTGGATGAAACCACATTATTGTTCAAAGAAGATACTGTGGTCAAGGTTCACAAAAACCTTGCTAAGTCAGATTCAATGGAAATGTTGCAGCTGGAATTTGATGACGGTACAACCGTTGATGTAACTTCAAATCATGAATTTCTAACAGACGTAGGATGGATTACAGCAGGTAACCTAACCGCATACATGGAAATTATAGACATAAATACATACAACAAAGGGTGACGTATTTATGAACAAGCATATTACCAAATTTAATGACATACTAGCAACATATGAACAGAAGTTGAGGGCAGTTGAATTGTCAAATGTCATTGTACAGTTGTCAAATGGAGTAACACTATATGACATTGCCGAGATACGACGGTGTAACAGACGAGTATTGGATGAATCGGTGGCATATGTAAGCACATTTGACGACATATACCAAACAGACAGGGCGCAAGGTATCGAATCTGAACGAAAGGCAAAGAGTATAACTTCCCGTAAGGGCGGCATTAACTGTCAAAAATTACATAAGGATACTATTCGGAAAAATCTTAATACTGGTGAGTCATGGAATGCAGGCAAGAAGTTACATTATGATGTGTGGAATAAAGGGTTAACAAAAGAAACAGACGCACGATTACACACTCTTAGTCAGTCCAGAATGGGTGAAGGCAATCCTATGTATGGTCACACCCATACTGATGAATACAAGAAGATGCAGAGCGCCCGGATGAAGGAATTAATCATAAGCGGCCAGTTCACACCAAATAGTAATAACAAAAATACACATTGGGAATCAACGTTTAGAAAAAAGAAATTTAGAAGTTCATGGGAAGCAATATATTATGCCCATTATCCTGAATCTGAATATGAGGCATTGCGTATAAATTATGTGTATGCAGGTAATACCCATGTTTACATTGTTGATTTTATTGACAACAACCGTAAACTAGCAATTGAAGTAAAGCCGAAAGAACACATGACTGATTCCCGTACAGTCGCCAAGTTGGCTGCACTGAGCACATGGTGTGATGCTAATCAGTTCACTATGGTGCTTGCAGACCAAGACTTTTTGCGCAAATGTGGCCAACCGACAGATATTGACGGTTTTGACAATCGAACAAAAGAAAGAGTATTAAAATTTTATGCGACTTAAAAAGAAAACTGTGATAGCCCGCCCTGACACGGTATATAATTTACATGTTGAAAATGATCATAATTACTTAGCAAATAATGTAGTGGCTAAAAATTGCCACGGCGCAAAGGCTGACGTGTTGCTCAAGATGTTGGTAGGACCTTTCCGTAACATTCCTATCAGATGGGGGCTGACCGGCACGATACCGCCCGATGACGTATCGGCAGCAGGGTTGCTAGTAGGTATCGGCCCAGTAGTAGGTGAATTGGCTGCGAAGACGCTGCAAGACGGCGGTGTGTTATCCAACTGTCATATTGACGTCGTACAGATGCAGGACACTGTGTTTTATGATAACTATCAGAGTGAGCTGTCTTATCTGACATCAGACGATGCTAGATTGGACTACATGGCCAAGATGATCCTTGACATTGCAGAATCAGGCAACACATTGATCCTAGTTGACCGTGTGAAATCTGGTCAAGGTCTTTTGGACAGATTGCCAGCAGATCGCACAGTGTTTGTCAGTGGTGCCATGAAGAATGATGATCGCCGTGAACACTACAAAGAAGTGGCCAGTGAGAACAACAAAATTATCATCGCAACCTATGGAGTCGCCGCAGTTGGTATCAACATTCCCCGAATCTTCAACATGGTTTTAGTTGAACCAGGCAAGAGTTTCATCAGAGTGATTCAGAGTATCGGTCGTGGTTTACGAACAGCGGCTGACAAAAGTTTTGTCAACATCTTTGATATAACATCAAGTGCCAAGTTTAGCAAGCGCCATCTTACAGAACGTAAAAAATTCTACAAAAAAGCACAATATGAT